GCACTTATTATTGGATTGCCTATATTTGCATATGGAAATATCAATGGCATTGCACTTTACAAGACCATTGGAAGTTTAACAACAGTTATCCTATCAGGAGCAGTTGCGTTGATTGTAAGCAGAGCGAGAGGTGCTGTGAATGAATAAGATACTGGGGAAAAAACAAAGAATAAAAAATGAAGACTGGATTAAAGCCGTAAATGAAATTGAGAATCTTGTAACAAAACAGGAGCTTGATGCCACAATTGAAAAGACTGTGGCTGACATCAAGGAAAAGACCGATGGAAAAAATGCTGCGTTTGCATGGAGCGCGGGAAAGGACTCGCTTGTATTAGAGAAAATCTGCGGTATGGCAGGTATAAAAGCCTGTGTGCTTGTTATTTGCAATTTGGAGTATAAAGCATTTGTAGAATGGGTGGAAGCCCACAAGCCTCCAGAATTGTCTATAATAAATACTGGGCAGGACATGAAATGGCTTGCCTCACACCAACAGATGCTTTTTCCACAGAACAGTAACCTTGCAGCCCAATGGTTCCACATTGTACAGCATAGGGGGCAGGCGAAATATTACAAAGACAATAAATTAGATATGCTTCTCTTGGGAAGAAGAAGGGCTGATGGAAATTATGTCGGAAAAGGCAGCAATATATACACGAACAGTCAAGGTGTTACAAGATACAGCCCGTTGGCAGACTGGAGCCATGAGGAGGTATTGGCATTTATACATTACTATAACGTCGAAATGCCACCTATTTATGATTGGCATAATGGATACCTGTGTGGAACGCATCCTTGGCCAGCAAGACAATGGACCGGTTCGGTTGAGAACGGCTGGAAAGAAATATATGAGATTGATAAATCTATAGTGGTGGACGCTTCGGATTATATACCGAGTGCTAGAGTTTTTATTGATGAAGCCACAAAGTAAAAAATATGATGCTGACAATTGACAGCATTTGTTGACAATTGTTGTCAATAAAACCATTTGCAGATGGTATTGCAGGATAGAGAAATATAATACATGAAACTCCTTCGCATTGATGATATCGCAAAGGAGAAAAAGCATGGAAACAATAACTATGAAGCTGGCTGATTTAGTAAAGCCAGAAAAGAATGTAAGGATACATACAGAAAAACAGATAAATGAGTTCAAACGAAGCGTAACAATGTTTGGACAGATTAGGCCTATTGTTGTAGATGAAAACAATATGATATTGGCAGGAAATGGGTTATACGACACATTGATTGCTATGGGCAAAGAAACGGCTGACGTGTACAGGTATGATAATCTTAGCGACAGTCAGAAAAAGAAGCTGATGATAGCTGATAATAAGATTTTCAGCCTTGGAATTGACAATCTGGATACGCTGAATAGCTTCCTTGAAGATTTACAGGGCGATTTAGACATTCCTGGATTTGACGAGGAAATATTAAAACAAATGGTGTCCGAGGCAGAAGATGTTACAGACAAGCTTGCTGAATATGGCACGCTTGATGATGAAGAAATTAAAAATATAAAAGATAATGCTGAAAAGAAGGAACAGAAGGCATTGGAGAATGGGACGGATGCTCCCATAAATCCTGAGATTCGGCAACAAGAGCCTGCGATAATACAGCAGGAAGAGGAAACAGATGATGAGACCACCGAAATAAGAAAATTCGTCATCTGTCCGAAATGCGGTGAGAAGATATGGCTATAAAAAGGTGCGAGGCAAGCATTGATGTTGTAGAAGCTGCAAAAATCAGGATAAAAAATGTTTTTAATAACGGACTCCCAGTTTATATGTCCTTTAGCGGTGGAAAGGACAGTTTGTGTATGGCTCAGATTGTAATGGAGCTTATACAGTTGGGTGAGATAAACCCTTCGCAACTTACTGTGCATTTTATAGATGAGGAAGCAATTTTCCCATGCATGGAGGATAAAGTAAAGGAATGGCGCAAGAAGTTTATTATGGTCGGGGCTAAGTTTGAGTGGTTCTGTCTGGAGGTGAAACACTATAATTGCTTTAATGAGCTGTCAAATGACGAAACCTTTATATGCTGGGATAGTTATAAGAAGGATGTATGGGTAAGACAACCACCATCATTCGCTATAAGGAGCCATAAACTTTTAAGACCAAGGATAGATGCATATCAGGATTTCCTTCCTAGAGTGTGTGCCGATGGTATAACGATAGTGGGAATACGTACCGCAGAATCAATTCAAAGATTGCAGAATATAGCCACAATGCTCAGGGCTGGAAAGACAATGACAAACAAACAGCAGGTATTTCCTATATATGATTGGACAAACAATGACGTATGGCTATATCTCTTAAATGAAAAAGTGGACATACCAGAAATATACCTGTTTCTGTGGCAGTCAGGGACACGCAAGGGACAGTTAAGGGTATCACAGTTTTTCTCCATAGATACAGCAAAAAGCCTTGTAAAAATGAATGAGTATTATCCAGACCTTATGGAGAGGATAGTAAAGAGAGAACCAAACGCTTATCTAGCATCCCTATATTGGGATAGCGAGATGTTCGGTAGAAATACAGCGGCAAGAAAGCAGAATGAAAAAGGCAAGATAGAAAAAAATTACAAAGCCGCCCTATTAGAATTGTTTTCTGATATGAATGGTAATTTCCGAACAGAGCATAAACGTTATGTGGCAGAACGCTATAGGAATTTCTTTATGAGTGTATCTGCTATAGTGGATAATAAAGATTGCAAGGCAATTTATGAAGGTCTTGTATCAGGAGACCCGAAGATGCGTACATTCAGGGCGCTTTACCAGAGAATTTATGGCAAATATATTACAGAAGCGAAGAAGAAGGAGGGAATATCAAATGGATCAAAAGCTATCTAGTCCATTATCCACCTTACAATGGGTTGACCGCAATATCTTAAAGCCGAATGATTACAACCCCAACAAGGTATCTAAACAGAACCTAGAACTACTGAAACAGTCAATATTGACAAATGGCTGGACCCTCCCGATAGTGGTAAGGCCTGACATGACAATTATAGACGGATTCCACCGTTGGATGGTGTCTGGAAACGAGCCTTTGAAGACAATGCTAGATGGGAAGGTTCCAGTTGTAACAGTAAATCATAAAGACAAGGCAGGAAATATATATGGAACTGTTACGCATAACAGGGCAAGGGGTACACATTTGCTGGAACCCATGAAGGCGATTGTAAAGGAGCTTATGAATGAGGGAAAATCAGTAGATGAAATTGGTAAGCAGTTAGGCATGAAGCCAGAGGAAATATTCCGACTTTCAGACTTCTCAAAAGAGGATTTCTTAAAGATGATGATAAAGTCTGAACAAAAATACTCAAAAGCAGAATTTATAACGAAGATATAATGTCAATACAAACAATATTCGTAATGGAAACAGTGAGGGAGCGTATGCTCCCTTTTTATGTTCTCCACGATTGCAACACAAAATGGCAAAGGAGGGAGGTAAATGTCAACACCAAGAAGTCCAGCTACGGACAGAAGGAGCACTGAACGCAAAGAAGCGGAACGGCTGTATCTTGAAAGCAAGGGAAGCATGAAACTTGTTGAAATTGCTGAAAAATTGAAACTGTCGGACAATAAGATTCGGAAGTGGAAATCGCTGGACGGGTGGGAAGCAAAATTACACTCATCTACTGAAAAAAATAGTAAAAAAAAACAAGTGGAGCGTTCCACTTCTGAAAAAGGGAGCGTTCCACCAAAACGAGGAGCTCCAAAGGGTAATAGAAATGCTGTAGGAAACAAAGGTAATCAAAAGCCCAATAGCCCACCAGTTCAGATAAAACATGGCGGCTATGTTCCTGTATTCATGGATGCTCTGGATGAAGATGAGCAGAAACTTGTTGAAATGGTTTCTTCTGATGAGGAACAACTTCTCTTGGAGCAGATACAGCTATTTACAATTCGTGAACGTAGGATATTACAGGCTATCAATAAATACCGAGAGCAAAAAGGAGATGTTGCTGTTTCAAGTGTAACACGATTTGAAGACAAGAGGTCTTTCAAAGACGCTGAGGAAGAAGCGGAGTATGAAAAACGTCAAAAAGAAAAAGTCGAAAGTGGAGACAAGCTACCAGGCAAGGCTTACAGCATACAGACCAACACATCAAATAAAGACATGATTATAGTTAGGCTGGAACAGGAGCTATCTACAATCCAAAGCAAAAAGACAAAGGCTATTGAAGCATTGTCTAAATACCGAATGGAGAAAGCGAAGATGGAAAGCGAGAGTGCTGGTAACGCAGCTGTTGATGATTGGATTGCAGCTGTTTTGGGAGAGGATGTGAACAGCAATGAATAATAATTCAAAGACATTGCGGAAACAATTCTTCCAAAAAAGAGTTCCGATATATAGGAAAGACCC